TCACCAGCTGCAACTGCCGAGATACCCTCTACGCACAAAACACCTGCCTTTGCTAATAAATATTGCTGGCTATCTTCGTCACAGCGGTTGAATTTTTGAAGGAGCGATTCTTCCTGTGAACTTATTCTCTTTCTGCTTGAAATGTTCAAAAGATAGTCCGTCGAAACATTCAAAGCACCAGCTATTTTTATTAAGTCTTCAATAGATGGCATTTTGTTACCATACAAATATGCGTCCTTTTCTTCTTTATGAAATCCTACCCTTTGAGCAAATTCATCCTCCGACATTTTTTGCTCTTCCATTAAATCTCGAATTCTCATTTTGAAATCAAGAACAAACTCTGGAGTATCCATTTTGAAGTTTGCGTAATCAATATTTGGAACTCCATGGTCATACAATTGTGCGACTGACACTCCGAACAATTTGGAAAGTTCAGATAATGTCTCACTATTTGGTTCAGAAACATTATTTTCCCAACTACTGATAGTTTGTTTTACAACACCAAGCTTCTTTCCTAATTCGCCCTGAGTAAGTCCAGCTTCTTTTCTGAGCTGCTTAATTATGTTGCCGTTTACAGCCATATAGCCAACCTCCTTGCGTGTTTATATTTTAGTCCAAAATCATTGGACTTTCAATGGCAAAACAGATAAGTCCAAAAAATATTGACAAAATCTATTGACAATCCAATATCAATGGACTATTATGTAAATGTCCATAGAAAATGGACTGAAAGGAGGATACAAAATTGGATACCAGCACAATCAATATTGCAGAAAGAGTAAAAGATGCTCGTAGGGATGCCAAATTAACACAGACCGAGCTCGGAAAGAGAATTGGGAAATCTAAACAGTGGGTATCCGAACTGGAGCGTGGAAATATTAAATTAAGTTTTGAGATGGCTGTAAGTATCTCCAACGCTTGCAATAAGACGACTGAATTTTTTTGCCATTAAAGTCCATAAATAATTGACTTTAATTTCATTATAAATCGTGGAGGTGAAAATCAAAATGGCAAATGTGACAGCTAAGACAAGCTCCAACATCTTTTACAAAGCCCGTTGCGAAGCGGCAACACACAATGAGCAGTTGAGCAGTAGAGAAGGAGCTGCAGATTACATGTCAATTGACAGAGGGAGACTTTATCGAATAGAGAGTGGCATTGCAGTTCCTTATCCAGAGGAAATAAGACTGATGGCAGATTTATACAATGCTCCGGAATTGGAAAATTATTTTTGCAGAACAATGTGTCCGCTCGGATGCGAAATGCCAAAAGCGGAGCTGGCGAATTTGGACAGAATCACAGTCAGAACGCTTTCGGTTTTCCGGAAGATAGGGAAAACAAAAGAAATGCTTCTCGACATCACCGCAGATGGTGTGATTGATGAAAGTGAAAAGCCTGAGCTTGATGAGGTAGTAAAAAACTTAGAAGAGGTAGAGGAGATTGCACAAAGCATGAGGCTTTGGATTAAGAAGAATATGTAAGAAATAGGCTTGAATGGTCGGCAGTATCATTGGACAGAGCGAAAGCAAGGACAGTCTGGCGGTGCTATTGGCAGAGTAGAGCTTAATAATTTTTTTATTTACATTCTGCGGACATTTGACAGCAAGTGACAACAAATGTGTCCGTAATCCAATCCAATCCGAATCCAAATCCGAATCGGGAAACCAATACAATATTTGCTCGGAGCTTCAAGCAGCTCCAAGCCGCAGGAGGTGACATTTTGTATTTAGCGGGAAACTTAAAATTCCTTCGGGAACAGATAGGGAAGACACAACAGGAGTTGGCGAATCTCTTTGGAGTTGAACAAAAGACAATGTCTTCATGGGAATGCGGAAGTCGAACTCCGGGAATTGAAATAATTGTGGAATTAGCAAGATATCATGGAGTATCGCTTGACGATCTAGTGTTGAGAGATATGAAGCCTGCAATGCCGGTATATGTGCTTAATCTTATGTATTTGCGTAAAAAGCATGGTATGACACAACAGGACATATCTGAATTGCTAGGTTACAGAGGGAAACAAGGGTACAACGCAATTGAAACGGGAAAAGCAAAGCCGACAATAGACATCTTAGAGAAACTAGCAGATTTCTTTGGTGTAACTATGGACCAGATTGTTAAACAAGATTTATCGCAGGAGGTGAGCGAATGAACGCATTGGCGACAGCACCGGGTGTTATTGCGACACCGGGGAAATATTACATAGGAGCACAAGAAGTAATGGAATATCTTGACTGCAAGGAAAACAAGGCTTATGAGCTGATAAGGCAGCTTCGGGACGAGCTGGTAAAGGCAGGAAAGCTGACACCGGCATATCCAATTGGCAAAGTTCCGAGAAAGTATTTTTTTGAGAGATGCATGATTGAAGAATAGGAGGTGCAAGATGGCATATTACAATGTTTGCCCACATTGCGGTTGCAATCTGGATCCAGGAGAGAAGTGCGATTGCGAAAGCATTAAGGCGAGAGAACAGGAGACGAGCAGGATTTTCTACAGTCAGATTTTGATGACTGATGAAAAAGGAGGTCAGATGGCATTTACGTTCGACCATCCAAAAGGAGGTGCGGTGTCAGCATGAGAAACAAATGTCTTTTTAGTTTAGGGTTGGTGTTTGTGATTTCGCTGACATCAATGGTTGCCTTTGCTTTCAGCTTTGTAGGAACTCCGGCAGATGAGGTGGATAGCAGAGATATTATTGTTCAATCAATGATTTCTGATGAAGCGAATGCGACACCGACTGCAACATCGGTTGCAACAACTGCTCCAGAGCAGGAAACAGAGAAAGCAGAGCGGTCAAAAATCGGCAGTATGGACTGGGATTCGGATGATGCGTACCGACTGGCCAAGATAGCAATGGCTGAAGCTGAATCCGAGGACACAGAGGGAAAGGCTCTTGTAATGCTTGTGGTCCTCAATAGGGTTTGGAGTGATGAATTTCCGGACACAATCGAAGATGTTATTTTCCAGAAGGGGCAGTTTAGCCCAATCAGCAATGGAAGATATGACGAGGTAGAGCCGGACGAGGACTGCTATAGAGCATTGCAGCTTATTCAGACTGGTGGATGGGATGAAAGCCATGGAGCAACTTACTTTGAGAGCAAGAGCGATTCTACATGGCATAGTGAAAATCTTACTTTCCTGTTTAAGCATGGAAAACATTATTTTTACAAGGAGTGAGGACAAATGAGGAAGACACTGAAAAGAGATTTGATAGCGGTTATCTGGACGCTGCTTGTCACATACGCTATCGGGAAATGGGCTTTTCATCTTGCCTATATCGAGAGAGGATACGAGGCTGTCGGAGGTGAGTATTTGTTGATTCTGGCAGTTTACTGGGGAGCATGGAAAGCAATTAACTGTTTATTTGATTCACTGGAGGAACTGGAAAATGAAAGAAATCGTAGAAAAAAAAGAAGTAGAAGAACTGCTCGGATGTGAAATTACAGATGAACAGTTTGAGGAGGCATTGAAATATGCCAGACACAAGCAGGAGTACATATACCAGCGTGAGCGAAGACAGGTTGTGTTACAGCATTGGTATCTTGTGAAGCTCACAGAGGAATATGTGAGAAGCCTTGCTTTTTCAAAATTCACTATGGATTTATGCAGAACATTGCGTGATATGGAAAAAGAGCACTCGATCAGAAATCAGAGTGCCCCTACGGATAACCATATTGTAGCAGTTCCTGCTTTATAAATCAAGCAAATATTACACAATATGGAGGTTTTATCTATGAACAATTCAAATGCTTTGGCTGAAATTCAGTCCAAATATCCAAACTGCAATCTGCTGTTACCAGCAGCTACATCAGTGCAGATCAACCCATTTTATAAGTGCTCCGTTATGGAAGTGGTGGCGGACACAGCACCAAGCTCAGGAGATATCTTCTCGGTCGGAAAGGTAAAGACTGGAGAGGATGGAAAAGGAAAAGCCATATATGAGGAAGTTTTCTCACCTGCAAAGCCGCTTCTTATGAAGCTTGCAACTGCGGCAGGAATCCAGTTTCACCCTGAGTACACAACAGTCATAAGAGAGAATACGAATACCTATGTCGGAAAGGCATACGGAGCAGTAAGACTTCCGGATGGAAGCTACAAGACACACATGGAAACAAAGCGTATCTGCCTTGATGATGAAGAATCGAAGTACCGCCTTGAATTTATGGATAAGTCAATCATGGGTATTCATGACTGGCGAGCTTCCAAGGCCGCCGCTGAAATGTTCAAGGGGGAATGGAAACAGGAAGCAGAACCAAATCAGTATGGAAAGTATGACAAATACTATGTAATTGCTGACAGCGACAGAGAGAAGTATATAGAGAGATCGATCCTTGTAAATATGACACTCCTTAGAAAGACTGCTTCTGAAAAGGCACAGACAGGAGCAATTCTTAGAGTTATCAGAGCTTTGCTTGGAATCAAGGGAACATATTCAAAAGCAGAGCTGGAAAAACCATTCGTTGTTCCGACAGTTACATTTGCACCAGACTACACGGATCCAACAGTAAGAAATGCAATGCTTCAGCAGGGAATGAACTCTATGGGAAATATGTTCGGAGCTTCATCCACACCACCGGCAATTTCCACAGCGTTTTCCGGAGAAGCGTTTTCAACAGACTTTAATCCGGAAGATGAAGTGGACAATCCGGCATTTGCCTCAGATCAGACAGAGGATGATGCGGTCGCAGGAGAGCAGGAGAAGAACTGGTTCGACCAGGAACAGCAGACACCACCACAACAGGAGCCAGTCGAGAATGAATCGACAGGATATTATTGTGACGGATGTGGGGCGGAAATCAATGCGAGAGTATATGAATACTCGCTAAATAAGTTTGGAAGACCTCTTTGCATGAAGTGTCAGAAAGGAGCTGGGAAGTGATGAATCTGATTAAGATTTCAACGGATTTGGAATTATCCGTACATGAGTTTCCGACAGGAACACATGAGGAACAGAACAATAAGCTTCGAGAGCTGATAGGAAATGACTGCAGATTATATGAGCATGTGATGCCAAAGCGATTATATACAGAATTACACCAAATGGACCATCCGACTAAGGTCAAGGGGCAGTGCGTAAGTATGCTAATTGACGAGGAGGGATTGCTGAAAGAAGTAATCATCCCGAATCTCATAGGCAGTTACCTTTATGAAACTGATAAACACAATATTCCAATAACAGGAAACATACTGATTGTTGGGGGAAGAATGGACCGGTGATGGCATTGATTTTTGCGGCATTGAGGAATCGGTATTTAAGGTATTAGAGCTGCAGCTAAATAACATGATTATGGCGATGAAAGCAACAATGGAGGTGTTGAAATGAAGATATTACATACAGCCGACTGGCATCTTGGAACATTCCGAAGCCCAGTCAAGGACGGAGTAAATCTCCGAACAGAGGACACGAAAAGATGTCTAGATGAATTGATTAGAGTGGCAAATGAGGAAAAACCGGATTACTCACTTGTATCTGGTGACATATTCCATGTTGGCCGCCTGTGGTCCGACAGGTGTTGTGAGGAAATCATAACTGCAATTCATTATATCAGAGAACTTGCGGCAGTATCAAAGCAGGTTGTTGTCATGAGAGGTACTCCAAACCATGATGGATCAGGGCAGTTCAACGTCCTCTCTGAAATGTTTGCAGATGTTCCGAATGTTCATGTGGTGATTACCCCACAGGTAATTTCATTTGATGATGTTGATATTGCGGTGCTCCCGGGATTTGACAGGGGAGTGTTCAGAGCTAATCATCCGGGATTGTCAAGTGATGAAGAAAATGTGGTGTTTACCAATGAATTATCAAATATTGTAACAGGGTTGAAAGCACAATGCTCTCCAGAAAAGAAAAGTATTCTGATGGCACATTACACGGTGCCTGGATGCAATACCGAGAGTGGACAGACAATGATGCTCACACAGTTTGAGCCAATCATTCCGCAGGAGGCTTTATTGGCGGCCAATTACAATCTGGTTGCTTTAGGACATATTCACAGACCACAGAAGATAATGCACAGAGACTGGTATTATTCCGGTGCGATAAATGCCATGAACTTTAATGATGAGGGACAGCAGAGGGGCTTTTGGATTCACAACTGGCACGAGCTGGGAACATGGCAGAGTATTTTCCATGAAACACCTATCAGAGAGTTTGCGACCATTGAACTCAATGATGATGATGTGACACAGATAAATATGCAGGCTATGGATTTTGTTGCTACTGAGAAGTGGAGAGGGCAGATTGATGGAAAGATTGTCCGTGTTCATTATAGTTGCACCGCAGAAAACAGCAAGGCTCTGAACAAGGCAACTTTGGAAAGAGAGCTTCTGGAAGACGGAGCATTTATGGTATGGGAAATCCTTCCAGACAAGATAGATGAATTCGCCAACAGAACACAGCTTGAAAATGCCACGGATCCAGAAGCAAACCTTATTAAGTATCTTGAGGAAAAGCAGGTACCGCAGGAAAGAATACAGGAACTTGTATTAAAGGCAAGACCGATTATTGCTGAAGCTGAGGCAAGTATGACAGCGACAGCAAATAGCGGAACATTTGAACCTGTAGAAATTGCTGTTAAGAATTATCGTAACTACGAAGAGGAAACATTTAATTTCGAGGATATCACTTTCTGCACAATCAACGGTCAGAATGGAGCAGGAAAGAGCAGCTTGTTTATGGATGCGATTATCGACTGCCTTTATGAAGAACCGAGAGAGGGTGTAATCAAGGATGATACAGGAAAGGCACCATGGCTTAGAAATGATGAAAGCGTCCGTTCCGGTTCGATTATGTTTACATTCCGTATCGGAGAGAAAAAGTATCGTGTCACAAGAACCAGAGCCCGTTCCGGAAAAGGAACTTTGAATATCTCTCAGTTTGTTGAGAATGAATGGAAGGATTGCTCAAAGGAAAGATACAACGATACCCAGCAGGAAATCTTAAACATTCTTGGAATGGACAGCTTCACATTCAAGTCCTGTGCTTTGATTATGCAGGATCAGTACGGATTATTCTTACAGGCAAAGCCGGAGGAAAGAGTTGAGGTGCTCGGCACACTCCTTGGGCTTGGGGTATATCAGATAATGGAAAAAATTGCTTCGGACAAGGCAAAGGTGAATGGAGCAAAGAACAGGGAATTGAAGCAGGAAATCACTATTCACAATGTAACAATCGCTGAGTTTGGAAAGCCGGATGAGGAATTGGAAAAATGCAAGACTGAATTGGCGGAGCAGGAAACCAGATTACAGGCAAAAGTGAATGAGAGGGATCAGAAAAAACTTGTCCTGTCGAATCAGCAGGAAGCCGCAGATAGGAGAAAGAGAGCACTTGCAGCTGTTGCAACTTTACAGGCGAAAAAGACTATTGCAGAGCAGAATAAAGCCACACAGCAGGCAATAGCAGATAGTAGTTCCGCAATACTTGAAGGAAAGACCGAGATTGAAGAAAAGATTGCTGAAAGAAATGCTCTGCTGAAGCGAGAACTGGAACTTGCCGGACAATCGGCACTATATACAACAAAGAAACAGGAAGCTGAAACGCTTGCAAGGCAGGCTGAAAGTGAGCAGAAGGCTATCTCGGATTTACAGATTACCTTGAAAACTAAACAGGATGAAATGAATGCAATGATATTGGATTCTGCCAATGACGGAGAGGTTCGAGAAAAAGCGGATAAATACAACCGCAAGAAAGCAGAGCTGGAAGCCATGCAGGAAAAGGCAGTTGCATATCAGAAAGCAAAGACGGAATATTCTGCGGCAGTTTTCCGTGACAACGAGACCAGAGCAAGTTTTGACAGAGAAAAACAGAAAGCGGACGAGCAGAAACATGTACTTGAAAAGAAAGTGGCAATCTTGAATGAATCTGGATGCGTGGATATAGAAAATGCACATTGTAAATTCTTACAGGATGCCATCGAGGCAAAAGAGCAGCTTGCTATGGTTGAGGCTTCTTATGTTGATATATTTGCACGCAGAGATTGTGAAGTTGCGAAGTGCGAATATGAGATGTCTACAAAGAAAGCAGAAATGGAAGCTATAGGATTTGATGCAACTGCTTTGGCAATGCTCCAAAGCGAATGCACAACGCTACTTCCGTATGTGGCTCAGCTTGAAGCAATCTCACAGAGAGAAAACAATTTGGCTTTAATTAAGGCTTCTTTGAAACACTTACAGTCAAATATATCCGAGGCAGAAAACAGGCTTGAAGAGGTCAAATTAAAGGGCACACAGGCAGAAACAGAGCGTGATATATATGCCAAAGCGTTTGAAGAACATGTGCATGT